TAGCAATACTGGCCTGTTTGGAGCTTCTCTTTGAAATGGATTATCATCTAACATAAACGGATAATTATGTTCTTTAAGTTTGCTGTTTACATAACTAGTTAAAAAATCTTCTAAGTCTCTGGCTTCATTTTTCTGAAAATACGTTTGAGCCCCTTTATGCGTGTTTGTTTCACCAGCTGTCACCTTTACGTTATTTTCTGAGTCGTAGAAATGATGTTTAAAATTTTTGATAATATAAGCTGCTTTATCATCGCTTGTTAACAGCCAAAATTTATCATCCCAGCTTTGATAGGTTGCATCTCTCATAGTTTAAAATCCTCAAATCGTTTATTCATTTCTGCCCGGTCAAAGACCGGAGTATCATCGCTAAGAGTTTGACTAGATTCATCAACGTCATATAATCTCATCTTAGATCTGTCGACACCTACCACAAATTTCTTTTTGTAAGTTGGATCATTATATCTATTCTTTAATTGCTTGACCATAATCTTGCCTTCTTTTTCAAGCTCTTCGGAAGATATAAGCGCAAACATAAAGTCGGCGGTTGCGGGTAATCCAAAAGACTCGGACGTATCTTCAAGCCCAATATCTGAGTTAGAAAAACCGCTACGAGTCGTTTGCGTTGCAGAGACGACCGGTACGTCGAACTCGACCGCAAGACCACGTAGTTCTTCAGCAATTGCTTTAATGTATGTGTAGGAATTGATTGATCCTCCCATTGCTTTCATACGCGAAGATGCACAGATATTAAGATAATCAATAAAGATAATATCTGGCACAAATTTCTTTTTTAGTTTTAGTTCATTAAGTAATGCACGAAAGTGACCAGAGTGTGCCGAACCAGTAGGATATTCTTTTACAATTAATCGGCCATTTGTTTGTTTAGCAAGTTGAGATACTTTCTGCGAGAACATATCTCTTGAAAGTTTATCTAGTTGATCGATTGGAATATTAAGAAGATTGGCATCGATACGTTCTGCAATGCGTTCTTCTGCCATTTCCATTGTAATGTATAACACATTCTTTTGATCTGTAAGACAAGCTGCTGCTTGATGACACATGAATAACGACTTACCGACGCCAGTACCAGCTAAACAGATATTTAAAGTCTTGTTTGGCAGTCCGCCTTTAGTAATTTTGTTAAAATACTCTAGATCAAACTGTACGCGCTCTTCTTCTCTATGGTAGAACTCATATCGATCATTGAAGTTACCAAGATAGTCATGTCCGATATTTGCATCAAAGTTAACTGCCAGAGCATCAGAGAGGATCTCTGGTAGTGCATTCTTTGAAAGGCTTTGATGTTTACCATCTATAATACTGATAGATTCCATTACGGCATTATGTAATGCTCTGTCCTGACACCACTTCTCAGTCTTGTCAATCAGCCATTCATCATCAATTTTTTCTGTCTTAAATATCTCAGGAAGTATTTCTACAGCGTGTCGATATTGTTCGTCATTAAAATTGTCAGCATCATCTAATTCAATTTTAAAAGATTCTTGTGTTGGTAGTTTATTGTATTTCTGGACGTATAGTCCGACTTGCTTAAACAGCTGGCGATAAACGCCTTCAAAATATTCATTCTTTATAAAGGGCAAAACCTTCCGCATAAATTTATCATCCACCAGAAGGTTTCGCAATATAGTCTGTTCAATGTTTGTCATTACGTCTCGCCGAATTCCATAAGTTATATTCATCTGCAAAAGTTATTTTAAACTTTTCAATTAGTTCATTTGAAATAATAGGTTTTTCTGAAAAATTATTTACATTCGAATAATCTAAATTAATATTAAATCCCAATCTATCTTCTAAAAAATTAATAGCAAGAGGAAGTTGCTCATATTGAAAAATATGATCTATTGGCGGATCATCTTCTTCTGGTAATAAAAAATGCGTTTGTCTATCTTCAAAGCTTTCAATAAAGTTTTCAAACGTAGTATTTCTTGCTTTATATTCGTCCCAATCTTGGTGATCATCTTGAAGCATTCTCCACCAACTAATAGTCCAATCAAGAGGTTCTCTTATTAAAGAAAATGTTTCAAAGGAACCTATGTAAGATCTAAATTTTTCATTGTATTCTTTACAGTCAACATGTTTTTGACCAAAAAATGCTTTTTCTAATTTTACATGGTTATCAAAACCATTGTAAAAAAATGATGGATCTTCCCAAATAGTTTTTTGTTTTGCTGATGCAAAATCATATCTTAATCTTAAATTTGCACATAGATTATTGTCTTGTAAAAAGTCTACTAAGCTTGTAGTAGCTGTTTTAGTATTTTCTAAAATTACTAGTTTTTGTTTTACAAATATAATCAATTAAAGCATACCACTTTCTCTCATATTTTTACGGATATTAGTAGCACTAATCTTATGAATCTCTTCTCCGAGATCGTGCTCAGTAAAAGTATACCCGACACCACGACCATAACTAATGTCAACGATGTTTGGTACCTCCATTATAACATACTCATTGTTGATTGTAAATCCCTCATTTTGCAAATTAAGAATAATTTGCGCAGATACAAAATTAAAATCAAATGGGTTATCATCTTGCTTTGCGGTACGACCACCACCAGCATCTGGACCAATAATTCCACCAACATCACGAACCATAATAGCAACTTGGCCAGTTTGTTCTAATGCTTTCTTGAATAGAGTTGTATGGCCTTTATGCCATGGTTGCCATCGTCCCAGCATTTGAGCTGTAGGTTTTTTCCAATCAAATGCCATGAGATTTCTTAAGCTCCTCTGCAAAAAGTCGTATTTCATCGTCAGACTTAAATCCGCTCATGACGTATGTAGCATCATCTGGGTTTTCAAACATTTTATTTGTGTCTTCAAATCTACCCTCTTCTATTGTGTTCATCCATATCATGATTTCATGACTAAACAATTTTCTAGTTTCATTAGTAGGACATACAAAATCACATATCACAGTTCTGCCACGAGTACCTTCAAACATAGCAATGCTATTCATTCGTTCGGCCTGCCTTCTTCGGCCAGCATCTGAGAAGTCCCAATCATTAGCCATTTTACGAATAGCGTCGGCGTTAAACCAAGCGCAATCATCTAGCCAGTGTTGTAGTCGCAATGCTAAATGCGTCTTGCCAGAACCAGGCAAACCCATAATTAATATTCTCATTACTTCCTCTCATTCATTATTAATTCATCTTTGCTTATCGCCATTTCAATTACATCGTGGAGTACTAAACCACATATCTGCTGAAACATAGGATTATCTGGCGTTAGTGTGTCATCCGGAGAATCAATAATTTCGAAATTAAAGTTGATTGCCTCTTCTGGACCATTGATACTAATAGCTCCAAACTGTACAACAGTCTCAACATACGGTCCTGTTAAAAACCTGATGTTCCATGCCTGCTCTGATTCAGGAGAAGGAATCAACTCGTAGTCGACTCCTTCTGAAAGTTTATCGATATTAATCATTTACAATTGCATCCATTGATACTTCTTCTTTGTATCCTATTGAATATTGCTTTTTAACAAACTCTTTAAAGTCTGTATTATCAAACATAGGCTGCCAGAATGCTTCTAACAATGTGTCTTTTTCACGGACCTTTCTCTCATCAACTTCTCCAGTAGTTTGATCTACGTGAGAGTACCAGCCGTTTGAAGGCTTAGTAACATATCCACCTGCAAGAGCAACATCAAGTAAGCCAGAGTATTTTTCTACGCCGCCATCCCATGAAACTGTAATAGGTATTTTAGATTTCTCTTTAACAAACCGCGATTTCTCTACGTTAATAACAAAATCATAGCCTGAGATCTCTGTGCCCTTTTTATTCTGACGGCGGCCTAAGATCCAGATGTTATTGGCAGAGTAATAAATGCCCGTGCCGCCTGAGACGATTGCCTTAGGGAACAAACCAATTTCTTGGTATGTGTGGTTAATAGCAAGCATACAGATATTTTTCATAGCAAGGTAAGGTGTTGCCATACGGAACAAACCTTTAAGTGCTTTAGCACGAGACATATCTGCAACAGACTTTTCGTTTATCGTATCTTCCATCTCTTTCTTAGATGCAAGGTTGCCGATCGAATCGATTACAATAATTACTTCGTCTTTCTTATCAAGTTCTTCAAGCTGTGCAATAAGATCAAACTTAAGTTCTTCGACATTTGTAATAGGCGTGTGAAGCACGCGTGCCGGATCCACATCAAACTGTTCAAAATACGACTGCGGCGAGCCAAACTCTGAATCGTAAAACAACATAACTGCATTTGGATTTTTTTCCATATACGCACCGGCCATGAGCAGGGCGAACGATGTTTTAAAGTGTTTCGAGGGTCCAGCAAGAACTGTCAGCCCGGGCGTATACG